CTGGGCCGCGTCTTTGGCGTGGAAAGTAAAGCCCAGCTCGTCGGCCTGCTCGCAGAGTCTTTTAATGCCTTCCTCCCCTTGCTGGAAGAAGGGGAGCAGTTTATAGCCGGCCTCGCCGAAAAGTTCGATGGTGGTCCGGGTCTGTTCTGCGCTGTTTTTGATTTTGGAGATGTGCTCGGCCAGCTTCAAAAACTGGTCCTTCTGGTCCAGTCCCATGTACTCGGCGAAGTCGATCCCCACGCCTTCGAGCTTTTTCTTCGCCCCTTCGTTCCCGAGCTGGGCGGCGCCGAGCGTGGTGTTGTACGCCTTGATCGCGTCGGTGAGCGTCTCGAAGCCCACGCCGCTCTGCTCGGCGGCGTACTTGAGCTGGCTGAGCGCTTCGATCGTGATCCCGGTCCGGCGGGAGACGAGATCGAGCTGAGCGCCGAAGTCCACGAAGGTGGAGATCAGCGACTTCCCCATGCTGATCAGAGCGTTCCCCGCGTTCTTGATTCCCTCCGTGGCCATGCCGAAGTTCCCGAGCTTCGAGAGCAGGCCGTTCCAGCCAGTCTCGGCGCGTTTCGTCGCTGCGGCGAGTTCGTCGAGCTTCTTGCTGGCCTTTTCGACGGCCTGCACCATCTGCTCGGACTTGCCTTTGATCTCGACTAAAATCTGATTATCAGCGGCCATTCTTCGGAGGTTCGCCTGGTGGGGTGGCGGGCTTCATGGCGTCCATCCACGCTTTCCAGGTCACGGGGTTAAAGGGGAGAACTTCCGGCTCGGTCTTCCGGAAGGGATTGGTCATCGGGACCTCGGGCCGGATCCGGTTACAGATCCGAGTCACCCAGTCCCACGTGTGCATCCTGCGGGCGGTCATCATGGCGAAAAGCTCGCGGAGGGAAAAAGGTCCGGGGTGTACACCGAGCACTCCGGCCAGTTCCCAGATCATGGCTTCTGCCCAGGGATCTCTCCGAGTTCCTCCGGCAGCGCTTCCGACGTCTCCAGGAACTCCTTCGCTTTGGCCAGGCGGGCGTCGCTGACCTTCATGGCCCGCTCCATCTTCGCCTGTTCCAGCGCGTCCACGTTTTCCAGCACCCGCGCCAGGAGTTTTCGCTGGTACGGGTTCGGGATAAAATTTGCGATGGCCTCCCGGAACGCGGGGACCATCTGCGTGATCTGCTCCGGCCCGATGCCTTCCGAGAACCAGAGCCGGATCTTCTCGAACTTGCTCCGGCGCAGTTCCGGCATCGTTTCCAGTTCGATCTCGTGCTCTCGGTCGAACTCGGCCTCGTTCCAGTTCTCCCGGCAGAAGTCCAGGCAGCAGAGGAACGTGACGTCGAGCATCCGCTGGACGGAGCCGTACACCTTCCACATCTCGCCCTGGTCAGCCAGGGCCAGAAGGTCGAGCGGTTTCCCCTCGTCGTCCTTGAGCAGGTTTTTGATCAGGATCGCGTCCTTCGTCTTGATGTCGAACGTGAAGACGATCCCACGGTTGTCAGTAAATCCTGGCATGGTTTCCCTCCCTTAGTCAGTGGATCACGTGCTGGTTCCGCTCGAAACGGCTTCCGAGGTCGGCGGGTCGTAGCCGGTCGCGGGTTTGGCGGTCATCGATCGGACCTGGACGCCGTCGCTGTCCATCGTCTGCTCGCCGCCGAAGATCTGGAAGGTCCCCTTCGGGCCAGTCCCGCCGCTCTTCTCGATGAAGTGGAGCGCCACGGGCGTCCGTCCGTCAGCGGCGGCGAGGATGATCTGGTCGGCCGCGTCGGGGTTGTCGGTGATCACCTGCTCCCAGGAGAGCACGCAGTCCTTCAGACCTTTAGAATAGGACTTGGTGCCGCGGTTGCCCTGGACGGTCGTGTCCACTTCGGTGAACTGGATGCCCATTTTTAACGCGCGGACGTTCTTCATCTCCGTCGAGGGGGTGCTCCCCGCAGCGGCGCAGTAGGCGTAGCCCTCAAAGCCCATAAGCGGGATAGACGGGGCAGGCGTGGTTTCGACTGGATCGCTCATTATTGTTTACTCCTTTCAATCAATGGGAATTTTAAATCTAATGGTTCTGGTATTTTGTCGCTGGATCCGTTCACGAACGCGGTCCAGCGTTGGTTTCACAAAAGGACGGGGCCGGACGGTGATCGTCTTCCGGCCGGAGTAAACGGGCCGGAACTCCAGCGTCTTGTGCCCGTTGTAAACTCGGCGGTGCAGGACGTTCAGACCGATCACATAGGAGGAGGACTCGGTCGTGCCGCCGTGCTCCAGGATGCCGAGGAAGTTTTCGCCACGGCCGCCGAGCGAGCGGATGGAGACGGTCCAGGTCAAGTCGTCGATCTTCTCGATGCGCCAGTTGTTTTTGTACCGGGTCTTCCCGGTCGCTTCGTCCGTGCCGTTTTCCCACTGGCTGAGGAAAAAATGGTTTTTTCCATAGCCGGGCCAGCTTTTCGGGACCTGGCCAGCCGGGGCGCCTTTGCGCAGGACCTCGTAGGGGTTCGGCTCGGCGTATTCGAGGCCCTCCTTGCTCCGCCGGTTTTGCAGTTCCTTCAGGTACTCCGCGATCGGCCGGTCGGTCTTGACCAGGCGGAACCCGGCGTAGTGGTAGAGGACCTTCGGGACGGTGACGTAGTGCTTGCCGTCCACCTGTCGGCCGGACTTCGGGTAGCGTGCCTTCACGCGCTTCGGCGCGTTGGCCAGAGATTTGGCCGTGTACGCGCCGACGCTTTCGACCCTCTTGTAGAAGGCTGAAAAAACGCGCTGCACTTCGGAACGCAGCGCGGGGTGCAGGGTGCTGATCTCGGGCTTGTCGCTCATTCCTCAATGTCGCGGAAGTACACGACGTAAACGGTCGTCCCCGCGAAGAAAATGTCCTCGGTCGTCATCATCTCAATGGCGAAGAAGTCGCCGTCTTTCGTCCCGGTCAGGAACTTCAGGCCCGTGCCGTCGATCGCAGGGGCGAGGGTTTCGGTCTCTTCGCTTTCGTCGGTCTCGTCGGTTTCGGCGTTGGCTTCCGCGCTGGCCTGCTCTTCCGCCGTCCAGGTCTTCTGGTAGAAGGCCGACTGGAGCTTCGGCAGGATCTCCAGGCAGGCGTCCGCTCTGGCCGTGGCTGCGGCCGCGCTTCCGGCGCTCAGCGAGCGCAGGACCACCATGGAGAACTGCAAAGTCTCCTTAATTTTGTACTTGGTCTGGCTCTCGCTCATCTTGCCGTCCAGCGTTACGCAGAGGAGCGGCTTCGTCTTCGCGTCCAGATTTTCCATCCGGTTCAGGGGCGAGTAGTCGCGGACGACTTCGCACTCCGGCAGGATCGCGGCGGCGCGCTGGCGGACGATTTCCCAAATATCGACGAGGCGAGTGGCGGCCATGGTTACCTCTTGCAGTGAACGCGGATTAAATCAGTGCCCGGGCCGAGGTACTGCCAGCACTCGCGGGCCGTGTCGCCCTGGACTTTCCAGACGACGCCGTCCGCCGTGATGGTGTCGTACTTCGTCGGCTCGGCGGGAAGGTCCCGTCGGCGAAGGACCCAGTCGGTCGCGTTCCGGGAGACTCCCACGTGGCCGTCTCCCTGCTGGACTCGCAGGTACTCCGTCTCCGCCTGGACCGCCCGGAGTTCAATGGCGGCCTCGTTCTGGGTATAGGTGACGGTGAGCCCGTCACGATCCCAGAAGCGCTGAAGCATACGGTCGGCGGCGTTGTATAGGGTCATGGTTAAAATACAAAAGTCTTTTTAGTGGTCAGGATGTAGTCACCTTTCTCCCAGTCCTCAGCATCCAGTGCGGCCCGCCGTTCGAGTACCTTCTGCGCGTGGATCGCCTCGTATCGGGCGCGGTATCGTCGCGGAAGGTGGACGCCGAGGCAGCGGCTCTCGGCTTCGATCTCTTGGGGCGTCAGCTCGACGTGGATGTACGGGTACGGGAACTTTGGCACGGCTTTACTCCCAGCGCTCGATGATGGTGGACTTGATCTGCACGTACACCTTCCCGGCCGGAACGTTTTCCAGGTGGGTCAGCTTCGCGATCGCGACGTCAGACCCGCACGGCTCCAGAGTTCGGTCGCTGAAGCGTCCCCGAGGCGTGAGCCAGGACGTGAGGTACTGCCCGAGGAGCATCGGCTCATCGGGCGCGTTGGTCATGTCGAACTCAAACGTCCCGACGGTCGCGACGCGGATGTTGCGTGCCGTGTTCCCGACTGAGTTCTGCATGGCGATGCCGAGGAACCGATCGCGGAACCGCTTCTGCTCCTCTGCTCTCGTGCGGATGTCCATGAAGGTGTCGAAAAAGGACGCAGGAACCGCGTATCCATCGTCGTCCATGTAAAGGAGCTGGCCGATCGTCACCGGAACGCCTTCGCGAGTCTTCGCGCTGATCGGTTTCGTCTCGCCCCACCGCCAGTTCAAATTGCTGCTCATATCGTTTGAGTTGGGAAGAAAAAGGTGCTGATTTCGTCGCCGATGATGCCTTCTTTAAAGCACAGTACGATCTGGAGCTTGCCCGTCTTCTTCGCCTTCACGATCGCCAGGACCGTCGGCTTCACAAAGTCCGCCAGCGTCTCCAGAGCCAGATCCGACGGGATCTCCACCTGGGGCGCCTGCGTCGGCGTCGCTTCCGCCGTCACTTCTTCCGTTACTTCCTGCGCCACTTCCTGCGCTTCCGGCTCCTGGGTCGCCGTTCCCTGCGTCTTCTTGGCCATGGGCCACTCCTTTCTTTTTGAGGGCCTCCAGCTTCAGGACGAGGGCGTCCACACGCTCGGTGACGTGCTTGGTGACGGCCTCCCGGATCTCGTCCGAGTTGAGGACCCAGAGGATGAACTTAATGAAAAGGTATCTAAAAAAATCCATTTTAAATTTTTTTGATTTTGTCGATGGTGTACCGGCAGACGACGCGGTAGATCAGGCAGGCGCAGATCGTTCCGATCAGGACGGCCAGCAGGATATAAATGGCATCGGTGCAGCGCTGGATCGCTGCGAGCGTTTCCTGCGTCACGGCCATGGTGCCGGTGAAGGACTCGGCGGCCTGCGTCAGCGCCTTGGTGCTCGCCTCCACCGAGGTGTTCACGGTCGCGAGGGTCGTCTTCACGTCCTCGCCGACTTCCAGCGTGACGGCCTCGCCGATGGCACGACCGGCGCCGGTCAGTCCGTTTTCAATGGCCTGCGGGACCGGACGGGTGAAGAAGCCAGTGCTCTCCGTGTCTTCAGACTGTCCAGAATTGGACAGTTTTTCGATGTCCCGCCGGAGGCTTTCGCTTTCTGCCTCCAGTCGGGAGACTCGGCCTTCGAGGGTCTGGAGCCGTCCGTTGCACGAGTCCATCGACCGGAGGAACTGCGTGCAGATCACGTCCGGCTTCTTTTCTTCAGCCGGAGCGGCTTCCGGTTTCGCAGGGGCGGGCGCCTCCACTTTTTTTTGAGGCTCCTGTTTTTCCTGCCCGACGATTTGAGCCGGGACGGGCTGCGGAGGCGTCACCACCTGCGGGATCGTGGCTTGGGGTTGGAGCGGGCAGTTCCCGCCAGGGCAGGACGACTGCGGGTAAGTCGGGTAAATGTACTGGGTGAGGATCACCGTCCCCTCGGGCGTCGGCTTCACTTCCTCGACGACGGGGGCCGGTTCGGGTTCAGCTTTGGCGTCCGGTTCGGCCTTGGTCAAAACCACCGCCCCGGTCGCAGCCAGGTCTCCCACATTGGGAAACGGTAGGGACGCGGGAGCCGGTCCTGGGTAAGGGGGTACACCAGGAGGAACCGGGGAAGGTGGGAGGGAGGGACGCGGTGGCGGTAATGGACGCGGGGGCGGCGCTGGGTGGTAATGGTGCGGGGGCGCCGGGTGGTGAGGCTTCGGCGGTTTTGGCTTCGGCTTCGGCGCAGGCGTCGGAGGCGCTGGGGGCGCGGGCGGCTGCGGGGCCGGTTGCGGGTCCTTGAGCTGGAACTCCACGTCGCCGATCTGGATCTTCAGGCCAGTCAGCTCGGAGCCGGTCGGCTCCATCCGCTGCGGGGTCTCGGTCGGGTACTCCTGCGGCGGGTACTGCATCGGCTGACGCTGACGCCAGAAAAGCGGACGAGGCGGAGGAAGGAACGGACGCTGCGCGTCGGGCGGCGTCATCATCTCGCGGAGACGCCAGCCAGGCAGACGGTCCGGCTGCTGGTCCCGCCGTTCGGGCATGAAGAAGAGGGTGCCCGTGTAGGTCATGGGCTGAAGTTCGGGCTCGTCCACGTACTCCGGCTCGGCTTCCGGATCAGCTTCCGGGAGGATCGGGGTGTACTCTTCCTCCTCGTCTTCCGGAGGGTTCACCAGGATGGAGCGCTTCGCGGCGGTAAAGCGGACTACACCATCTCGCGGCGGGGTCCACTTGGTCTTGTGGGGAGTCCCGCCGACTGCCCCGCTCAAGAAAGACGCCACGACTCGCGCCGGGATCGCCAGGCCGATCATGTCCTGGGTCGTGTAGCCGTACACGATGCCCACGACGCGGGAACCGTCCGGAGCCAGAAGCGGGGAACCGCTCCGGCCCTGAGCTGGCGGCGGGGTAAACATAAGCCCGAACGCTGGGTCGTCTTTTTTATAGGTGCAGAAGAAGCAGGTGGGGTACTTGCCGAGCGGGTGGCCGATCGTGCAGAGCACGTCGCCCTCTACCATGTTGTAGTTGGGGTCGAGCGGTATGATCGCGGGGTTGTACCCTTTGGTGTCGATTTTGTACACGGCCAGGTCGAGAGCCGCGTCGCGCTGGACGAGGACGGCATCGGCGCGGGTGATCTTCCCGGCGTCGAAGAACTCGACGGTCGCTTTCTCTTTGGTCGCGACGTGGGCGTTCGTGATGGCGTAGTAGTACTTCGCGTCAGCGCCGACTACGATCCCGGAGCCGACTCCGTCGCTGCACGTCACCCGAACGCACGCGCGGCTGGCGGTGTAAACGTCAGCCAGCGCGGTCGTCGTCTTTAACCCTAACAAAAAGGAAATGATGAGGAAAAAACGTAGTAAATACTTCATAAATACATCATAAAAGGAGGAGGGTCGGTTCTGGTTGTTCCGGTTGTAGTGTCCAAAATTGGACACTTGGACCGGTGACGATGAAAGGCGTGAAAAGAATTTTTCACCGGTCAAGTGTCCAAAATTGGACAGTGCGATCAGCTCGCGGCTGCTGCGGTGCAGCTCGGCGTCAGGTAGATCGTGCACGAGGTCGAAGTCGCGGTCGCAGCGCCGACGGCATACCCGCAGGCGATGTACCCCACGGCGGAGGCGTTGTAAATCTTGCCGTTGCTCGGGTTGACGTACACGATCTGACCATCGGTCAGTGCGTTCGACGTGCCGTGCTTGGCCACGGTGAAGGTACCGGAGAGGGTGAGCTTGCCTTCGGCGTTGGCGGCGATCGCTTCCTCGGCATACCCGACGATCGAGCCGACCACGACGAGCGAGCCAGCGGTCACTGCTCCGGTCGGCGTATGAGTGATCTGCGGAACGGCTCCGGAGCCGGAGACTGGACAGGCGATCGGGGTCAGCAAAATGTCACAAGCCGCGTCAGTGGCTCCAGCAGCTTTCAGAGCATAACCGCAGGCGATGTACCCGGCGGCGGAAGTTCCATAAATCTTGCCGTTGCTCGGGTTGGCGTAAACGATCTGGCCCGCCGTCAATGCGTTGGCCACGTTGTACTTGGCGACGCCCTCGAAGACGCCGCGCGTCGCGATCACGCCGCGAGTCCCGGCAGCGATCGGCGATTTGTTGATGCCGACGATCGAGCCGACGGCCACGAGCGTCCCGACCGCGAGGTCGGAGACGGGCGTATATTCGATGTACTCGCCAGACTGGCGATAAATTGCACTCATGTTATAAACCTCATGGGTTAATGGGTTACTGTCCAATTTTGGACACTTTCGGGATGAAGTCGGGAGTCGTTGTCCAATTTTGGACACTCAGAACCGGCCCAGGAGAAATTAACAGGTCAAATTAAGCCGGGGAGTGTCCAAAATTGGACAGTTGTCTTACGCTGTCCAAAATTGGACACTCGGCACGGGTCAAACGCTTTCTATTGATTACCCATTTTCGCCATTCGAGTGTCCAATTCTGGACAGCAGTGGTCAGGATCAGCCAGCCGAGCCGGTGACGTACACGCCGCCGCGCCAGTCGCCGATTCCGAAGCCGTAGCGGTACACCGAACGCCACGAGATGCCGAGGATGTTCCCCGGGGTGTTGCAGCGCTCGACGCGCGGGCCGTTCTGCCCCTTAAGCTCAGCGAAGTCCAGGACGGCCGCGTTGAGCGGGTCGCCGATCAGGAAGAAGTGAGCGTCGGAGCCGTTCGTGACTTTCGAGCCGAGGTACGGAGTGGCCAGCGGCTCGAACTCGCCGACGTAGGGGTTGGACTCCAGGTGCTCGCCCAGTCCGATCAGGTCGCAGGTCGCGTTGTTGTAGAGGGTCTTGGCCGTGCCTTTGAGCGCGGTCGGGACCAGGAGGAACCGGCCGTACTCTTCAGTGAACTCCGGATTGTCGGTCGTGCTTCCGATCGTCGGCAGAGCGCCGAGGGCGTCCGAAGCCAGGCCGAGCGTGGTGACGCTGAGCGTGCCGTTGATGCGGTTCCCGCGTTCCACGGTGAAGATGGTGGCGAGGTTGTCCAGGAGCTTCTTCCAGCCCATGGCTTCCCGGATGCGGGCTTCCTTCAGCCCGAACTTCCTATTGAGCAGGCCGAGCGCGTTCAGGCGGTCGTCGATGATCATCCGCTCGGTGATGGTCAGCATCATGCCCCGCTCGTCGATCTGGTTTTCCCACTTTTCGCTGACCAGTTCCGCGTTCGTGATCTCGCCCGCGTTCAGGATGGTGGTGTCCTTCGGCGCGCGGATGTCGTAGGAGACGTACTCCTGCTTCTGGAAGTTGTCAGCGGCGGAGCGCGAGCAGATCTTCTCGATGATGCTCTGGAAGGACTCGAAGCCGTGACGGTAGGAGAGGGAGAACGTGTCGTCGAAAATGGCCAGCGGGTTCAGCGTCGAGTAAGACGCAGCGACGCCAGGAGCGCGGCCAGTCTGGAGAGACTGGAAGACGTCGGCGGCGAAGTCGCTGGTGTTGCCACGGTAGCGCAGGCCGCGCCGTCTCTCGTAGTCGTCCACGAGCATCTGGCGGAAGTCCACGCCACGGAACTGGGCGCCGAGGGCCTCGCACATCTCGGAGTCGTTGAACTTTCCAGCGGCGGCGACTTCTTTCTCGGTCATGCCGCAGCAGTTCATCAGAAGGGCCGCAGTGTACGCGCGGTTGATGGACGGAGCGCCGGAGCTTTGCGGCTGGGCTCCCTTGCTGAGACTGCGCGCCGGATTGGTGCGCGGCTTGAAGGCGGAGTAGGCAGCCACGCCGGGCTTCTTGTCGTCGGCCGGGACGTCGCAGTTGGCGGCCACGTCGTCCTTTTTGTCGTCGGCCGGAACGTCGCCGTCAGCGGCCACGTCATCGGCCTTTTTGTCATCGTCGGCCGGAACGTCGCCGTCAGCGGCCACGTCATCGGCTTTCTGGTCGTCGGCGTCGGTCGCGGAGGTCGCGGCCAGCTTGTCTTTCCAGCACCGCTCAAAAATTGCGATGCTCTCCGCCGGGAGGTCGCCCGGCTCAAAACCGAGGCTCTGAATATACTCGGCTAACTCTTTTTCCATAGAAGTGATTCCTTTTAAACGGGCGGCAATTTCGGCCGCGTTCCAGGCGTCTCCGCCCATGTTGACAAAAGACCCCTCCACCATCGTCCACTTCCGGGCGATGTAAAGAGGCCCTACGAAGGTTTTCCCGTTGGCGAAGGCTTCCTCGCCAGGCGGGATTAGTTCCAGGTCTTCGAGCGGCAGCTCGTCCGTGCGGATCGAGCACTCGATCTCCTGCCCGAAGAGTTTTCCGGCGAGTATGAACCGCGCCCAGTAGCGCGGGACGCCCTTGTCGTCCAGGTCGAACTCGCCGTCTGCCCAGATGCTTTTCTCTCCGTCCGCGTTCGTTTCGACCCAGATTTTGGTCATGGTTCCCGCGACGGCTTTCGGCATGTGCATGAAGCAGGCCGGGGCCGTCTCTGGCAGCTTCACGCCGTCGATGTCCAGGACGACCGGGAGGTCGTACTTGGCCACGATCAGCGAGCCGCCGCTGTAGAGCGGATGGAAGGAAAAGGTCTTTTTTTGGGCGTCTTTTTGTACGGTCATTTTTTAACGGGTTGGGGTTTGGTGTCTGCCTTCTGGGTGATAAACTCGGCCACGACGCTCGGCTCGAAGAGCACGCGCCCGCCGATCTTGTAGGACTTGAGTCCTTGCCGTCTCCATCCGTTGATCTGGGTGGCCGAGATCCCCATCTCCTCCGCGAGCTGCTTCGCCGTGCGTAGCTGCGGGATCAGCGTCTGGGGCGGTTCGGTCTGCGTCGGTTCGGCCGCGCTGGCTTCCACTTCCTTCGGGGCCGGTATCTGCTCCGGCGGTGCCGTGAGCTGAGCGTACCGGGCCTCCTCTTCGAGGTCGTTCAGCACATCCTTCAGGTCGATGCCTAACTCGGCGCAGGTCAGATTATTGGACCAGCAGCCCATCTCCTTCAGGATCTGCCAGGCGGCCGCGTCCTTTTGCGGGTCCACGGACGGCGGCTTCTCGAAGCGCCACTCGCGGGCGAGTCGCCAGATCCTCCCGTTCAGCGCGTCGAAAATACGCTGGAAGATCGGGTCGCGCGACGCCTGGCACTCGAAGAACTGGTCGAACTGCTTGTCCAGGATGGACTTCGCCAGGTCCGTCTGCCTCGCCTGGATATAACTCCAGTAGTTTTGGCGGTCGCCTTTGTAGCTGCTGTAGTTGTACTGGGAAGTGTCGCCGAGCATTACGCCCGAGGTACTGCCGACGCCTGCGGCCACTTCGCGAGAGACGGATCGGCTGAAGTCGTCGAACGTGGTCATCGGGAACTTCGGATCCTGCGGGAGCATCTCCCACCCGGCCGGGAGTACTTTGTACGCGCCCGGGTCCGGCTTCAGGTACGTGCCCGCGATCTTCCTCATCTGGCTTTCGAGCTGGCGCGGGTCCAGGCCGTTCATCATTTTGATAAATCCGGCGCCGCCTCGCGCTGCCATTTCCGCAGCGCCCAGCGTGTAGAGCGTCCACTTTCGGAGGTCTGCCTGCATCTGGAGCACGCTCTGCATCATCGGAAGGCCGCGTCGCTGGCCGATGATCTCGCAGTTGACCAGGCGCAGCATCTGCTCGGCCGGGATCTGGTAGCAGTCCAGGTCCCACATCTGGAGCGGGTTGATCTGGAGCCGCTCGACGTAGTAGAGCGTCGGGTGGAGCCCGTCGTACACGATGCCGTCGATCTCGTCGGGGTTCGTGGCTGCGCCGTATGGGTGGCGGATCCTTTTGCTTTCGATCGGCTGGTAGTTCAGCTCCACGCCGTCGATGTACGGGTCAAAGATCGCCTGGAGGTACGCCTCGCCGTCGTACATCAGCGCGCCTATGCAGTCCTCCAATTTTTTCCGGTTCTCGACTTCTTCGGACCAGTAATACCACTCAATTTCAATGTGCTCGCGCTCGGCGTCGGTCAGATCGTACCACGCGCCGCGCACGCCAGGCGTGAGCCGAAGCTGCGGACCGTGCGGGCCGACGACGTGCGTCTTGAACTTGCGGACGGCGTTCGTGATGTACCCGCTGTTCATGTACTCGGCGCGGCAGCGTGCGCGAGCTGTTGCGCGCTCTGCCTCGCTGCACATCTGGTCCGCGTAAACGTCCTGGGCGGTCGCCCAGTGTTCGACGTTCCGGCCGACGGTGGCCACGCTGTCCAAAATGGCAGCGGCCACTTCACTCGGGCTTGCGGGCTTGGTCGCTTTCTTCTTCCAGAAAGACGCGAAGGGGTTCCACATTGATCAGTACCTCGTGCTTCCTGGCTGGACTCTCAGTTCCGTGATCCCTGCATCAGCCGACGCGGTTTCCCGCTTGTACTTGTCCAGGGCGATCAGCTCGCTCAGGCTCAAGTTCGTGGCGCTGACGCCGAAGGCTGCGGTGCTCTGCACGCCGTCCGCGACGATGCGGCTGGCGGTCTCCATCGGGTCGGCGGGTGCGGTGTTTTGTTCGTTCGTTTCGGCCATAGTTTTCCTCTTGTCAATGCTCCTATTTTACGTATAAAGAGGGATTTGTCCAGACTTCCAGCGGGTGGCCGTTCCTATATATGGGAACGCCCGGGAAATTTATCTAAAGAGGGGGTGAACTTGGACAAAATGCACAATGCCGTTTTAATTAGAAAACCATCCGGCCGGAATGGAAACGTACTTAAAAAGACCTTATTTTTTTGATTTACTGTGACAAACGGCGCGAGAACTGTGACAGGCCGAAAACCGGAAATTTTGAGAAAAGTTTAAAATTTTTAGAAAAGTCCCTGGAAAAAGTGGGGCTCGCCTTGACGCGGGAAGAAATTCTGATAAAATAAGAGGCAGACGTTGAGGATTTCAATGTCTGCCTTCACTGGTCGGAGTCGTCGCTCCGGCCTTTTTTTGTGCACGTCTGCCGGGACTTACCCAAAATTTCCCACCTTTTGAGCAAGTCCGGCCGGATGTGCTCAATTTCTACGGGGCTTTTTTCTCCACCGTCTTGACCCGTGCGTTGCACTGGGTGCAGCGCGTGTACCGGATGATGTGCGTGGGGCTGTGCATCGTCTTTTCGACGCGCATCGGGCCCCCGCACTTCTGGCAGCGTCGGCGGCGGTTGCGCCGCTGGTTCACCTGGTGAATTTTCATTTACGAGACTCCTTCCTCATCGACTACGTATAAAGGGCGATTGTCTGGCGCGTCGTGCACCGAGAGGCGCTGGCCTGCCATAGCGTTGGCGACGATTGCCAGGCATAAGCAGTCCCACCAGTGGTTTTCGTATCTTGACGGCTTCATCCTCCACTTGTCGAAGCTCAGCTCGCCCTCGGTAGCCGGGACCGGGTACTCGGAGGTGAGATGGTCGAAAAGCAGCGTGTGAAAACCGGGGGTCGCTCCGTGTATGGTCAGCGAGCCAGGAGCGCCGACCGGAGCGAGGAGACGGGCCAGCGCGTAGCTCTTGACCTTGTTGGTGTTGATCCAGACCGTCCCGACCGGCTCCTCCGGCGAGGCTGGCCTGGCCAGGTAGGAGAACTGGGTCCCCGCTTCTTCTTCGACGTCCCGCCTGGACTTCCGGCCGAACGCGCCGCGCCCGGTCGTTCCGCGTCCACGAGACGGGAGCAGCGGGTAGTGGCGGTACGAGCCGTTTATATAATAACGGTCGCGAAAATGCCGGTTAATGGCAGTAAAGACCGTGTCGCGGCTTTCTTCCCAGTTCGCGTCGATCAGGCCGTGCTCGATCGTGAACGTGCCGCCGTCTTCCGTCGGCCACTGCGCCTGAAGCACCTCCTCAATCAGCGCGTCGATCGCGAAGTAGAGCCGCGCTTCGAGCGTCTGGTCCGGGTAGAGCGAGCTGAGCGGGACCGGCGGGTTTTCGGCCGTGAACGTGAGCGTGGACTGCGTGGGGACGGTGCCGTAGGCGATGATGTGCCCGGTGAAGCCCTTCTGCCAGGCGACGACCATCCAGAAGACCATCTCCTTCTGCACGTCGCAGCCGAGAGTCAGGGACGTGGTGCCGCGAGGCACGACCCGGCGCGGGATGTCCTTCATCACCTTCGTGAGCAGGAGCTCCTCGTCGAGCTTGCCGCCGCTGAGGCCCGCCTTCGGCTCGTTCTGGTACTCGGCCCAAAACTTCCCCTCGTCGTCCAGAAATATGTCCATAATATTCTGGATGCCGGATATTTCCCACGGGTCGTACATCTCCGGCCAGTCCACCTCGGCGCCGTCGTCCATCTCTGCCCGGTGCTCCAGGTAAAAGCGCGTCGCAGCGGCCCGCGCTTGCTGGATCGCCGTCTCGCTGTCCGCGTCCTCTTCCCAGATCTCGGCCAGCTTTTCGAGCATCACCTTCCGGTACTCGTGCCAGAGGTCGAGGTTCTTCGGGAAGGACTTCATGGCCTTAAAAATGCGCCCCTGGTACTCGGGGTACTTCTTCCGGTCCATCAGGCGGCTCATAAAGCAGTTGGCGTTCAGGCGCGTGCCAGGGACGAGGATGGTGATCGGCTTCCCGCGTCCCTTCATGCCTTCGATCACGCTCTTGAGGAGGGTGAGCTGCTCCGTCACGTTCTGCGGGTTCTTCGCCGTCTTGTCTTTCTGGATGTCGTCCAGGACGACGCAGTCCGGCCGGTCTTCGTTGTGCTTCTGCCCACGCAGGCGGCCCCCATAACCGAGCGCGCGGATGATAGTCCCCGCGCTGATCGAGCCGGGAACGTTCGGAAAAACGAGCTGCTCCTTCGACCACTCGAACGCGATCGGCTTCCGGTCCAGGAGCATCGTCGGCGCCCGCTGCGGCTTGTGCTCCAGGCGGCGCACTGGGTAGCAGACCTCGGGGAAGTCCTCCAGGAGGAGGTCGTTGCTCTCCAGGTCGTTCTTGATCGCGTTGAAACTGTCGGTGGCTGCGGCTTTCGACGCGCCCGCGAGGATAAAGAAGCGCGAGTGGCCGTAGAGCGTCACCCACTCGGCGAACTTCTCGCAGAAAGTAGTCTTTGCGCCTCCGCGCGTCATGCACCAGGCGTAGGAGCCGCCGTCCAGCGCGGCGGTCTGCATAATGGCCGCGACTTTCGGCTGGGACGCTGAGAAGGGCTTCGTGAAGGTGGCGGGGAAGTAGGTGGAAAGAAACAGTAGAAAATTTTCTCGGCAGGACTCGCGGCGGGCGGGGTTGACGACGGCGGGGATCTCTCCGATGTCGCGGCCCGCTGCGCTCTGCTCTGCGGCGCGCTGGCGCATCTCGTCGCGGTGCTTTTCGTACCTCGCGCGCTCCTCGTCCGGGGTGTAGATTTTTTTCTCTCGGGCCATTAAATAAAGGGTCAAAATAAATAAAGTGTGTTTAATTTCCCGGC